ACTTAAACGAAACTTCATTAGAGCAGTCGTTAATCGACATTGCTGCAATGACAGACGAAAGAGGTCTTAAGATTGCTGCTAGAGGTGTGAAAATGATTATTCCAAGTGAATTACAATTCACAGCTGAGAGATTAATGAAGTCTCAAGGTAGAACTGGAACTGCTGATAATGACATCAACGCAATCGCGTCTATGGGAATGGTTCCTCAAGGTTATAGAGTGAACAACTACTTAACTGACACAGATGCGTTCTACATCATTACAGATGTACCTAACGGAATGAAGTATTTCGAAAGAGCACCTATCACAACTAAGATGGAAGGCGATTTCGATACTGGAAACGTAAGATACAAAGCTAGAGAAAGATACGTATTTGGCGTATCAGACCCTAGAGGTATCTTCGGCGTAGAAGGTGCTTAATTCTAACTAAATTTAAGGGGCGGCCTCAAAACCGCCCCTTTTTTATTGAAAATACAGAAATTTATGCTAAAGGAATTTAAAGTTATTATATGTGCTTATGGGTACAAAACCACTTTCACTGTAAAGTCTAAAGACTCAGCAGAAGACATAGAAAATTCTATTGTTGACAGATTGGGACAATCTGATATAAAGTGGGATGAATCGGGATTTTACGATAAAAGTAAAAAATGGATTACCTATGAGGAGGTCCTTGATGCAAACACTCGAAAACCTCTACAAACAAAAGAGGTCCTTGGAGTTAGACTGGCAACAGGAGCATCGTAAGTTCGGGAGATATACTCTCGACATGGTTAGAATCGACCACAAAGTTAGAGAGTTGATTTCTGACATAAAAGCAAAAGAAGCTAACTTAGCACTTTTGCAAAATAAAATAGACGACGCTGCGCCAGAAGTTTCAGTAGCTACTTAATAAAAAGCTACATATTGAAAAAATCACAACTACAATACAGGCTCTCTTGCACTCTTTAAAAAATAAGAGTATAGTTTTTTTACTATACAATTATTAAAGATCATAGACGCGTATAGTCGACGGCCTAGAGACTATGATCTGTAAACTAGGAGGATATAATTATGGCACAAACTACATTTTCAGGACCGGTAAAATCCCAAAGAGGATTTGTTACTGCGGGACCTGATTCGATTGTTAACATCACAGCAGAAACTACTTTAACTTTTGCTGCTCACGCAGGTAAAGTTATTAAAGTAAATGATGCAGATGGTGCAATCACACTTCCAACAATTAAAGCAGATAGCAAAGGCGCTGCAGCTGGTGATAATGACCCTAACGTGAACAGTCACTTAGGTGCTGTCTACAAATTTTTTGTAGGCACAGATTGTACGGACTGCGATATTAAAACAGACGGAACTGACAAATTTGTTGGTCACGCAACTGTTGTTAACGTAGCAGACGGAACTAACAGCACATTTGTTCCAGCATCAGCTAATGATGTTATCAGCATGAACGGTGGAACTACAGGTGGAGATAAAGGTAGCACAGTTACTATTACTGCACTTGAAGACAATGTATATTTAGTAGAAGCAGTGTTAATCGGTACAGGTACTGAAGCAACACCTTTTGCAAATAGTTAATAGATAATTAGTGTGGGGCTTCGGCCCCACGCTTAATTTAAGGAGATAAAAAATGGCAACATCAGACCAACAGTTTTCTTGTAGAACTTCTGACGGTAGATTTGGTAGAGCAACAGATGCAACAGACGCTTATATAGCATCAGCTAGAATAACTTATATTCAAGCTGAGGGCGTTGCGAACA